CTGTAACATTGTGAAATATTACGCAATCAGGGAATCCTGGCGTAACATAACTCTCAATGCGTGAGATGAGATACTTCTCATCACCATTTTCCAATAACTTCTTTACACTCTTCCAGAAAGTTGTTTCTGTTTTTACGGTCATAAACCGTCTTGTCCTTCACTACCTTCTGCTTGTACTGGGGTGATGTCCTTAAGTCCTTCGCTACCGGATTTCTTTTCTTGAACTTCAAGGACCACACCTTTTGCGTCTTTTTTAAATTTTCCATCTAATCCTAATTCCTTTAATTGTTTCAAAACTTCTTCACGGGACATAGTATCAATACTTCCTGTCCTGATTTCTTTCCTGTCAATGTACAGTCCTGCAGCTTGACCCCGCAAGCGCTCAGCGTTAACAGCAGCACTAAAAGACTTTTCTGAAAGTGATCTTTCACGAAGCCTAGCCAATTCCTGTACGTGTTTTTGTAGTTTAACTTCATGTGTTTTTTCAATCTCCGCCCTTCTCCTTATAATCGCATCCACGACACGTGGATACCTCTTACCATTGAGCAACAGTGAAGATGACACATTTGCGCTGTCTTCCTTATAGCCAGCCTGTCTTGCGCATTCCGTCGGGGTCAATCTCCCTTCATTTTCCGTAAATATCTTAACAAACATGCGCTGTTTGATAGTCAATCCATCCCCACCTTTTGGGTACTTCAATGACATGTCCTTAGGTGCCACCGAAGTGCCACCCCTCGTAACATTGCTTATGCGTGGATCGACCATCTAAGTCCTTGTAATAGAGTTATTTTTTCTGATTTTGTTTTTATCATTTTCAAAAATGCCCCTCACGTTGTCTACAGGTGGCACCTAGGTGGCACCATATAAACGATTGAAATATAAGCATTAACAGCAAAAGGTGCCATGGTGCCATCAAATCCCCGGTATTTAAAAAAATAAAAAATCTTTTTTCCCTGGTGATCCCTATACATCAGCTATCAACCACCATAATTGACCGATTTCTGCCATTTCCAAAATCTATCCACCCACGCGTCTTAAGCTGGTGAACAAACCTATGGACATGACTCTTTGAGTTTGAACCTATCAACTGCTTAATCTCCTCATATGAAGGTGAATATCCATTCGAATTAATGAAATTCACTATGAGATCATACACCATTTTTTGCTTGGGTGTTAGCCCTAATTTAGTCATTTTTTGCTCCCTGGAAATTCATCATAACCTTTGGCGTCTGGATTTGGTCCGTAGTTCTTTCTCACTTTCGCCAGCATTTCATTAAGACCCAGTTCCGGTATTTCTTCAAGCGTGATGGAATTGTAGAGTTCACGTTGCAGCTTTTTTTCTTCTGCATTTAATTTTGATGGTTTGTATATTGTTCCTGGTAGCTTTCCCCACGTCACACGAATTCCTATTGGAGGGCGATTAAGCGTGACTCCGTTGATATTCTGGTGTGCTCCAGTCCACGAACCAGGAGCATGGTATTTTTGCATCATATATTCATAGCACAATTCACGCGTCTTAAACTCAACAACTTCCTTGCTGAGTAGCTCGGCGTCCTTCCACACGTTAATCTCGTATTTGTCCATAAGTTTTTTCCAAATATTCTATTTTCTTAACCCAACCTTTCGGTATGGTGATATATCTTCCTCCCTCTTTCTCGTCCGGATCCATGCACCAAGACCCTATGACCACGACTACCTTGTCATCATTCCTTATCATCCATCCAACGTCAACGCACGTCGCCAGTTTGGCCTTCATCATTTTATCAAGCGCAACCCATCCTGTATCGCCGTCCATGGCGTCCATCCACGTGATCCTGACCATCGGCCAGCAATGCGGATACCTACTCGAGGGTGTACTGCTCTTCGTGTCCGTTTCGTTCGAACTTTGCATTGTCATCATCCTCTCTGTGCCTGTGTCCTTCCGTCACTATCTCCATTATCTGCGTCTTCGTCTGGAGGCGAACCTCGTAGTCCTGGAAAACCACTACCCAGAAGCGCGCTTCGCCCCCCTGTGTTGTTGTGGCCTTTCCCGCCTTGAAGTTCTCCACCGTTTTGCGGAAACCCATGGATAATAATTCTAGTAGCTTGGACTTGAACAGCACACGATCGGACATGTCCTCAAAACGAACGTACCACGAAGGCTTTTCCGTCAATCCTGTCTTGGGATTGATGGCGCCGTCCTCCACCTGGTGAAGATCAATGATCTTCTTCGTTAGTTGATGTTCCTGTCGTTCCATTTTACATTAACCTTGTCATAGACTTTTCGGACGTGTTCCTCATCGAACCCTTCCAAAGCCTTTATGCGTTTTCTCTCCTCCACGTCCTCTACAAACTCGTCGATCAATCCAAGGACCATGTGTATTGGCAGCCCCATGTCATACATCTTGATAAGGGACAGCTTGTCCACGATCCACGGAAACTCCTCATTACCACGCTCGGCGTCAATGAGAACCTTCTTAATTTTTTCTGTTACTTTTCTTAATTCTTTCATCTTTAATCTTTATTCCTCTCTCATCTGCTTCATTCTTGATCAGCACCATCATCTGTTGTCCCGGCCCACGCATCGCGTTCATCCCCAGCCGCACCAACGCGTCATAATAGGGAATCCGTATCGCGATGGACTTGTACTTCGTCGTGTCAACCACCAAGCACACCTATAATCCATAGCGTTCCAAAAAAGACAAGCGCAAATGTTGCCGGTTCCATTAGTCTGTTCCTTCCCATTTGGCATGTTCAAACTGATACCCCTCGTCATCCTCTTGCGCTTCCTCAATGATCTCGTCCATCTTCTCAACGATCGCATTCTCCTTGTCGTGCAGCGCCTCTAGCTTAGCGAGCTCCTTCTTGATTTTTTCCAGTGGTGTTAGTCTCTTTCTTGCTTTCGCTTTTTTCTTTGCTTTCTTTACCATAATTACCTCCTATGGTGTTTTTATTGTGGCAATCTCATCGAATTGGTCCTGCCGTCTGTAATTGTCCATTACACCCTCGTGTTCGTAACGGCGGGTGAGGATCGTGTGGACCCTCTCCCACCTTTTACGGTCGAGCAACTCTTGTTTCGTCTTCGGAAAGCGTAACGCTTTTCCTGCAAGACGTTTCTTTTCCTTTACTAACCTGTTGTATAAACTCATAATCCAAAAACCATTTTATATACCTGCATGACAATCCACAACGCAACGATAATCTTTATTGGAATCATGAGAAACATCACTATTCCCCAGATCACAGCCGCTGTGCCCAGTACTCGTAGTCCATCGCATCGTGCTTCTTTTGCACGAGGGTCACGAGGCTCTTGTAGTAGGCGTTTCGCACATAGTTCCTAAGCTTCCACACGCGTGTCTTGTCGTTCGTTGGCGAGAGCTTCTGCACCTCCGGGGCCATGATAAGGCCGCGGTAGTACATGATCTTGTCGCCCTTGCGTGACTTGCTGATCCACTCATCAAACTTCTTCAAGCTTATCATGATGTGGTCGAAGCTGCCGTAGTTGTGATACGCAGGCTGTTCCTTTTTATACCATCCACTCTTGACATAACTCCTAACCGAAGCGTCTGTTGAATCTTGTAATAACATTTCTAACTCTTTCATTTTCTTTAACTGCCTTCTCTAATAGCTGCAGTACAAAATCAGCATCGCTCTTGGCATACTTGTGCGCCCACTTGATGGTTGCACCCATGCTTCCGCACATGCCAGGGTAGCTTAAACTCGCTGTCTTCTTTCCCTTGTTAAAGGAAAATTGGTTTATATCTATAAAATCTCTTGCTCTCATAGCCCATATTATAGGGTAATTCATGGGATAAGTCAAGTAAAAGATTATGGCGGAATACAGCCAAAAACACGTGTCAAGGAAAAAAACATTTTGTTGTTGCGTAAATACAACAGGGATTGTATACCTAAATCCTCAACTTCATTTCATCTCGGTGGACTCTCATCGCACATTAGTGCGAGAGGGTCCCCATTACAAGGACTAAAACTGGTGGCACGTAGAATAAGAATTATCTGGTATAAATGGAAAAAGTGGTTAAACTATCAACCTCATAAAACATATTTACGAGGAAAATAATTTTGACAACGATATGGCTGCTGTTAATGCTCATATCCGTCCCAAACCAACTAACCGTCAAGTATAATGCAGCAATCTACCCCACGGAAGAGCACTGCGTAGCGGCACAGAGGGGCTACATGGAGGCATTTAACGAAAAATCCGCGGAATACAAGCTTACCGTGAAGACGGACGCGATCTGCATACCTTTTGAATCCTTCCCGATAAAAGGAATGGCTTCCCCCTTAGGGGCATGAGATATATCATTTTACTGTTGGCACTATTTATGGTAAGCTGCACCATGTATGAAGGGTTGTCAATGAAACCCCACAAGACGAGTGTTACAACTACATACGGACAGGATGAGGTGGACAAGGCAAATGACAGCAAGGACCAGACTAAGAATTCAATGCAGGTAACAGTTAAACAGGAATTTATATGGAAAGAATGATAATTGGAATTATAGCGTCCGCCCTCATTGGGCTTGGAGCGTGGAACCTGAACCAAACGTTTAACCTCTCAATTGAAATAGAAAGTGTCAAGGGAAAAATTGATGTGCTGGAAAAAAGCATCAAGCAACTGGG